GAAGAAGAAGACCCCCCTGCCTTTCGGTTCAAAATCTCTCCAAAAGGTGCAAATCAATCCAAATCAGTTCAAAACGGACAGACAACAATCCGAGTTGATGCAGACTCACCTTTTATTAATCCAGGTCAGCCGGGGGCTAATTGAAGAAGGCACTTAAAGGGGCAACCAAACCACGCTTGCAGAATGCGCCGCTAAAAGGAAAGTCCAGGCTACCTGAGGTAAAGAAGTTTCTTGATAATCTTAACCTTACGCTGCTGCCTTGGCAGGAATATGTGCTAAAGGACTTGCTGGCAGTAGATAAAGCTGGCAAGTGGCGGCGTAAAACCAGCCTATTGCTAGTAGCACGTCAGAATGGTAAAACACACCTTGCACGTATACGCATCCTTGCTGGCTTGTTTGTTTTTGGCGAAAAGAATATAGTGGCTATGTCATCTAACAGGGGCATGGCTTTAGATACCTTTCGCAAGGTAGTTGAAGTCATTGAGGATAACCCAATGTTGATGGCTCAGGTAAAGCAGATCCGCGTGGCTAATGGTCAGGAATCAGTTGAGCTCTTAAATGGCGCTCGGTATGAGATAGTCGCGGCAACAAGAGATGGCAGCCGTGGTAAGACCGCGGACTTGCTTTACATTGATGAGTTACGTGAGATTGATGAAGATTCTTGGACAGCTGCTAAGCCAATTACTAGAGCAAGGCCAAATAGTCAAATATTTATGACTAGTAACGCAGGGGATGCCTATTCAAGCGTATTAAATGACTTACGATCTAAAGCATTGTCATATCCACCGCCTACAATGGGGTATTGGGAATATAGCGCTGATGATTTTGCCAAGATAACCGATAAGAGCGCCTGGTATCAGGCTAACCCAGCATTGGGCTACTTAATTGATGAATCAACCATTGAAGAAGCAATAGCCACATCTAGCGTTGAAGCTACACGCACCGAAACCCTTTGCATGTGGATTAGTGCGCTTAAATCGCCATGGCCACATCAAGCATTTGAGGATTTAGGTTTCGCTGAGCTAAAACTAGAGCCAGGCAGGCTGACTATTTTTGGCATGGACATATCGGTTAACAAAAAGATGGCAAGCCTAGTTGCTGGTCAGATTATGGATGATGGCAAGGTTGGTGTAGGCGTTATAGCCCAATTTGAAAGCCAAGTAGCCATAGATGAACTGAAAATGGCTATTGAAGTCAATGAATGGGCTAAGCAATACAAACCAAGGATGATTTGCTTTGATAAGTACGCCACGATGAGCGTTGCTGAGCGCTTAAGCCAATCAGGCCACAAAATACAGGATATGTCTGGAACTGTGTTCTATCAGGCTTGCTCTGATCTATATGACAGCATAGTAAACGCTAGGATTGTCCATGCTGGGCAGCAATCGCTAGTTGATAGTATGAATAACTGCGCGGCTAAGGAATCGGATGCCGGGTGGCGTATCGTGCGCCGTAAGTCGGCTGGGGATGTGTCAGCTGCCATCTCATTAGCCATGGTCGTGCATCAATTACTAAAGCCACAAAGCAAACCGCAAATCTATGTCTAAAATGCTAGATATGTCCGTTTTGTGTGCTATCATTAAACGATGGGTCTATTAGATCGTTTTCGCCCTGCAAAAATAGAGGCGCAACTAGCACCGCCGTTAATGACGGATTCTTTTAATTATTTTTTACCATTAGCATTTAATCCAGTAGGCAGAGAAGAAGCTATCAGCGTACCTTCAGTTGCTAGGTGCAGAAACCTTATTGCTGGAACAATCGCAACGTTTCCACTTTGCTTATACAAAAAAAGCACAGGCGAAAAACTTGGCAAACCATTATGGCTAGAGCAACCAGCGACAGCGCAACCAATATCTGTAACATTAGCGTGGACAGTAGATTCACTATTATTTTTTGGCGTTGCATATTGGCGCGTAACTGAAACTTATTTTGATGATGGCAGGCCAGCAAGATTTGAATGGATTGCACCAGGTCGCGTTTCATTTGATAGCGATCCTGTAAGCCAATACATAACACGCTATTACATTGATGGCAAAGAAGTGCCTATGTCTGGCCTTGGCTCATTAATTACATTCCAAGGATTAGATGAAGGCGTATTAGCGCGTGGCGCAAGAACTCTACGTGCTGCAATTGATTTAGATAAATCAACAAGCGTTGCAACTGCAACCCCAATGCCTTCAGGTGTTATCAAGAACACCGGTGCAGATTTAAGCAAAGAAGAAGTTGATGCCATATTGGCAGCTTGGAAGTCGGCACGATCACAGCGCGCAACAGCCTATCTGACTAGCACTTTAGATTACGTGCCGACCAGTTTTAGTCCTAAAGACATGGGCTACGTTGACTTAATACAAAATATGAGTACGCAAGTAGCACGTTTAATGAATGTACCTGCATATTACATAAGCGCAGATATGAACAACAGCCTTACGTATTCTAACGTGCAAGATGAGCGTAGGCAGTTCGTTTCTCTATCTCTAGCGCCTTACTTACATGCCATTGAAGGCCGACTAAGCATGAATGACATTACAGCATCAACTAACATTGTTAAGTTTGATGTAGAAGATGCTTTCCTAGCAGTAAATGCAATTGAAAGATTAACTGTAATTGAGAAGCTATTATCACTTGGTTTAATTACAGTAGAACAAGCCATGGAAATGGAAAACCTATCACCGAATGGAAATGAAAATGCACCTAACATTTACTAGCGATTTAGAATGCTCAATAAGTGAGCGCACCATCTCTGGCAAAATTGTGCCGTTTGATGGTGAGATTGGGCAGACATCTGCTGGCAAGGTTGTATTTGAAAAAGGATCTATTGAGATTCCAGAAAACCCTAAGCCAAAGCTTTTGCTAGAGCATGATGCAAAGAAGCCAATTGGTCGCATGGTGTCTTATCGTGAAGACGAAGATGGCATGTATGCAACATTCAAAATTAGCAATACGACACGCGGAACAGATGCACTAATTGAAGCATCTGAGCAACTACGTAGCGGCCTATCAGTTGGCGTTGAAGTCATTGATGGCAAGCGCGATGGTGGCGTTTATCGTGTTTTATCAAGCAAAATGATGGAGACAAGTCTTGTTCAAGCTGCTGCGTTTAAGAGCGCGGAAGTTTTGAGCGTTGCTGCATCTGAAGATGATGCTGCAAAAGAAACAACAACCCAAAACGAAAGCGAGGCCGTTGTGGAAGACACAACAAACGCCGTAGCCGTTGCGCCTGAGGTTGAAGCCCCTGCGGTGGAAGCTTCGCGCCCAACAGTTACAGCACCAATTTATGCCAAGCCACGTTTAGAGTTTACCAAGGCTAAGTACCTTGAAAATACTCTACGTGCAAAGTTCCTTGGCGATGACGATGCAGCAATGTATGTCCGCGCTGCCGACAACGAAACAACTACTGCTCCTGGCATGGTTCCAACACGCCAGCTAACAGAGATTATTAACCCATTATCAAATGCAGACCGCCCAATGATTGATTCAATCAGCCGCGGAACCCTACCTGATGCTGGCCTTGTATTCCAGATTCCTAAGGTAACTGCTGTACCAACAGTAGATCAGATTAATGAGAATCAAGCAATTGCTGATTCACAACTAACTGCATCTTTCATCAACGTTGATGTTAAGCCATTCAAAGGCCGCGCAATTACAACTGTTGAGCTAATTGATCGCTCAAGCCCAGCATTCTTTGATGAGCTTGTACGTCAAATGGAGTTTGCGTACGCAAAAGAAACCGACTACTACGTAACTGCTGAAGTTGCAAACGATGGCGTTCTAAACGCAGATGCAACAACTGAAGATAAGACAGGTCTATTGACTTACATTGCAAATGCCGCTGGTGCTATCTATAAGGGAACACTTGGCTTTGCTCGCAACATTGTAGTATCACCTGAGCAATGGTCAAAGATTATGTCCTATGAAGATGGTGGCCGACCAATTTACATTGCATCAAATCCACAAAATAATGGTGGAGTTCTTTCACCAGATTCAGTTTCAGGAACAGTTGCAGGCTTGACCCTTCGTGTCAACCGCCAAATTAGCGGAACAGGCTCAACAGGTCTAGGCGATTACTCAATGGTAGTTGTTAACCCAGATTCATATCAGTGGTTTGAATCACCACGCTTCCAGCTACGCACAAACGTAAACAGCGATGGCACAATTGACTTGCTGTACTACGGATATGGTGCATTAGCTACCAAAGTTGGCGCTGGTGCAAACTGGTTCAACAAGTCCTGATCTAACTAACTAGATCGTAGAGTTACCCCGGCGCACAGCCCTTGCGCCGGGGCTAACATTAGAAAGGAAAGACAATGCCTGCAACATACGTAACTGAAGCGGAACTGCGTTCTGCCCTTGGCATTGGTGCTTTATACAGCTCAGCAGTAGTGGAAGAATGCTGCCAAGCAGCAGAAAACATTGTCAAAGACAAGCTATGGTTTAATGACCAATCTGTTGTAGCCCTAGAAGGATTTGGCACATACGGCAAGATTTTCTTACCTAGCACAGAAAAGCAATTTTACGTAGGCCAAACAGTAACAGTAGAAAACGTGCGCCAGCATTTCAATGGCAATAAAACTTTAACCGCCGTAAATGGCCACTCACTAACTTTTGATTTAAATCAATCTGTAACAGAGCCTTATCATCAAGTAGTGCCTTATGGTCGCGTTTACGCTTCTACTAACATTGATTACGAAACACTACCTGAAGTAAACCTAGCATCTCTAATGATTGCTGTTGACATTTGGCAGGCTCGTCAAGCTTCAAACGCTGGTGGTATTTCACCAGACTTTCAACCTTCGCCGTATCGCATGGGCAATACTCTAATGGCACGTGTTCGCGGTTTACTTGCGGATCACTTAGCACCGGGCGGTCAAGTAGGATAATGTCAGCAATCTCTACCCTACGTGGAACAATCGCAACCGCGCTAGCTGATAATGCGGCGTGGCAGGTGTTTTCCTTCCCACCTGCCACCCCGCTTGCTAACAGCATTGTGGTACAACCTGGTGATCCATACATTGAGCCAAGTAACGACCATTACAAAGCAATCAAGCCTAAGGTGAACTTTAAGCTCATAGTGTTAACCCCTATGTTTGATAACCAAGGCAACCTAATTAACATTGAAGATTATTACCTGAATATAGTAAATAAGCTGGAAGCATCATCAATTGCCTATACAATTGGAACTTTCAGCGCCCCAGCAGTCTTAACCGGAACAGCAGGCGATCTGCTATCCGGGGAAGTATCAATCAGCGTACTATCCGATTGGAGCTAAAACATGGCTGATATAGACAAAGAACGCGAGGCTTTTCTTGCCAAAATCGGCCAGGTTGAGCCAAGCGAAAAAGCACCAAAACCAACAACTAAGAAAGAAGAGGAATAAGCTAACATGGCTGTATTTTTAAACAATACTGTTGGCCTAAAGATTAACGCGATTGATCTTAGCGACCACGTAACGTCAGTTACTCTAAATCGTGCTGCTGATGAACTTGAGGTCAGCGCCATGGGGGACACCGCGCACAAATTTGTAAAAGGGTTAGAATCAGCAACCCTTACTGTTTCATTTTTAAATGACACAGCAACATCAAACGTACTACAGACACTTAATGCCGCATTTGGTACTACTGTGGCTGTAAAGATGGTACAGCAGAAAGTTCCAGCAGTATCGGCAACTAATCCGCTTTACACCTTTGATATTCTTGTAAACAACCTAACACCTATTAACGGCGCGGTTGGCGATATTGGAACACAGGACATTACATTTACTGTAAACTCTGCTGTAACAGTAGCCGACACCGGCACGTTCTAATTTAACAAAGGGGCAAAGATGGCAAGACTAAAAGTAACAAGGGCAGATGGCAGCGAATCTATTCATGAGATTACGCCTGTTGTTGAGTATGCTTTTGAACAACAAACCAAAAAAGGCTTTTATAGAGCTTTTCAGGAAGATCAAAAGCAGAGTGATATTTATTGGCTTGCTTGGGAGTGTTTGCGTAGAGCAGATGCCCCTGAAGTGTATCCATTTGGGGAAAAGTTTTTAGCAACCTTAAAGGCTGTTGAGGTTCTAGGTGATGATTCCCCAAATGGATAACGCGTGATTCTTGGACTTATCAGATAGCTGAATTATCTGTAAATCTAGGAATTGCGCCTAGTGAGTTTATTAATATGGATCGCGATATGAGAAAAGCGATACATGCAGTATTAGTCAAACAAGCGGAAGATAGGAAACATGCCAATCGTAATAGAAGGGGTCGTAGGGCTTAGGAAAGCACTAAGTAAACTTGCCCCTGATATTAAGAAGGAATTGGACAAGAATGTTAGGGAAGCTTTAAAACCTATTGTTGCTGATGCTAGGTCTAAAGTACCTGGTTCAGCTCCTGGCGGTCTGTACAACTGGAACTCTCCAGGGTACGTACGCAAATCAAGGACAGGTAGAGCTGAAGGCTTTCCCAATTATGATTCGCGTATTATTCGCAAAGGTTTAACTTATTCAACAAGAGCATCGCGTATGCAAAACACAGGCTTTGTATCTTTGTTTGCGTTGCTTAACAAATCGCGTACAGGTGCAATTATAGAAACTGCTGGGCGATTAAATCCGCAGGGCGATCCAAGAAGTAAATCAAACAACCCTAATGCTGGTGCTAGGTTTATTGGCGCTATGAATGGTGTTGGTGGCTTGAAGGATTATTCAGGCCGTGGCAAGAACTCAACAGGCCGTTTGCTTTATGCAGCTTATTATCGCAATCAAGGCAAAGCGTTAAACGCTGTATTAAAATCATTAGAAACTGCCAAACTAAATCTTGTAAAACAAATACAGAATAGCAAAAGCGAGGCAGCCTAATGGCATTAACTGAAGAAAACATTCGCATCATAATTGCTGCTGAATTAAAAAAGCAGGGATTTAAGGATGCAGAGAATGCCACAAAACGCTTAAGCACAAACTTTAAGAAATTAGGCGCTGTAATTGGCGTGGCGCTTAGCGCACGTGCATTTGTTAACTTTGCTAAAACCAGCGTTCAAGTGTTTGCTAAGGAAGAAAAAGCGGTAAAACAATTAACAACATCTTTAGGTAACCTTGGCTTTGCTTACAACGTAAGAGCAATTGAGGAGTTTTTAGAAGCAACAGAGCAAGCAACATTAGTAACGAAGGATCAACTAAGACCGGCGATTGTCAACCTAATATCCACAACATTGGATTCTGCTAAGTCAATGGAAATACTTGGCACAGCCATTGATGTAGCAGCAGGCACAGGGGCAGACCTTAATCAAGTTACAACGGCTTTAACTCGCGCTTTCAAAGGTAATTTTACTAGCCTTGCTAAACTTCAAAGAACCTATACAGCTTCAGAGTTGGAAGCAGTAGGTTTTGAAAAAGCTTTAGACTTACTCAGCGAGCAATTTACAGGTGTTGCAGCTGCAAGCGTAGATTCATATTCAGGCCGATTGTCAAGATTACAAATTGCAGCCGATAAAGCCAGAGAAGAAGTTGGCGAAGGATTACTTAAAGCCGTTGAGAAACTAGGCTCAGGCGATTATGATCGTGGGCTACAAGGCTTAGTTGATGCTGGAACTAACATTGGCGTTGCTTTTGGCTTTGCAGCAGATGCGGTAAACAGATTAAAAACACTTTATGATGTAGTAACTTTAGGTTTTGTTGGTCGGGCTGCAAGTGATTTATTAGGCAAAAGTAATGCGCCTAGAGGTGGCACTAAAAGCCCTACTCAACTACAGTTAGTTCAAGAAGAAATCCAACGCAAAAAAGACTTAGCACTACAAAAGAAAATTAGAGCAGAGCGCGAGAAGATAGCAAAATTAGATAAAGCATCTAACGCAGCAAGAGCTAAAGCATTAAAAGAAGAACAACAACTTAAGCGCGCTGGCACTATCTTTGACATGGACAACATACAAATTGTTGCTGCTTTGCAAGGTCGGATAAGCGAAGAACAAAGATTACGTTTAACAGCATTATTAGCCATTAACAATGAGAACGCGGATGCAGCAGATAAACTAACTAGCGCAATTTTGGCACTACAAGCCCCAGCCTTTGCAGCGTTGGGCGTAACAATTAAAACAAGTGATAACGCTAAGACAGTTATAGATCGTTTAATTGATGCACAAACCCGACTATTTCTGCTTAATAGCGGCATAGCAAACATCCCGAAAGCCAAGAACCCATTTGAAGATTGGGATTCTATTATGGCTAAGATATTGGCAGACATCGCACGTATTTCAGCAGCTATCAAAAACATCCCTGGCCTAAGCGTTAACGGCGGCGGCGGTGGTGGCGGCGGCGGCGGCGGTGGTGGTGGCGGCGGCGGCGGCGGCGGTGGTGGTGCTGGCGGTGGTGGCGGCGGCGGTGGTGCTGGCGGTGGTGGCGGCGGTGATGGAGTTACTATTGTTGGTGGTAGCACAATTACTAATCCAGGTGGCGTTGTAATCCAATTTCCAGATGGCGGTAAAGGCAATCTAGGAGAAACTTTTACAGTAAACGGCGCAACTATCCTTGCAGGCTCAGGCATTATTCAAAGTGGCGTAGCAGGCGATAGTCCGAATGAAACAGCAGCTCGCCAACGCATAGCTGACATATTCCAAACCATTGGAACATTTGGCGCAGGTGGCTTTGATGCTACAAACGTTACAGTCAACATTGCTGGCAACGTAATGAGCAATGATGATCTTATGCAGGTTATTACTGAAGGCTTATACAAGGTTCAAAAGCGTGGTCAATCCATAACCTTGCAGGCAATTGGGTTGTAATGCCAGCACCACAAATACGTGTCTTTGTTGACTTTGATAGCGATACTGCATTTGAAATTAACCCGTTAATCTTAGGTAGCGCAACTGAAGGCATACTAGGCACAAATACCCTTGGCTCAGGCACATTGCCAATTGAGATAACATCCTTGGTAGAGCGTGTATCTATTAGGCGTGGCAGATCACGTATAACATCACAGTTTGAAGCTGGAACTGCTAGCGTTACTTTGTATGATCAAACAGGTGATTGGAATCCAACCAACCCTGCCAGTATCTACTATCCAAACCTTGTGCCGCTAAGGCAGATAATTATCTATGCTACTTATGCCACAAATAATTATTTCTTATTCTCAGGGTTTATCACTAACTATGACACAGGCTTTAGACAAGGCAACGATGAGCTAAGCACAGTTACCCTGCGTTGTGTAGATGGCTTTAAGCTGCTTGCGGGCTCAGCAATTGACACAGTAACAGGATCGGGTGTTCAACTCTCAGGGGCTCGCGTAAATGCCATCTTAGATGAGATAGAATGGCCTTTAAGCCTACGAAATGTGGATGCAGGTGATTCCACCCTACAAGCCGACCCAGGCACGGCCAGAACGGCCTTAGAAGCCTTATTTACAGTAGAGCAGAGCGAGTTTGGCGGTATCTTTTTGGATGCCAATGGCAAGGTAGATTTTGTAAGCCGTAACAATCTAATCTCTAACCCAGCCTTTCCGGTATATGAGTTTAGTGATCAAGGCACAGACATTTCCTACACTAATGCAGTAGTAGCGTTTGACGATACTACGCTGGTAAATGACGTAACAATCACACGCTTAGGTGGCACAGCTCAGAATGCTTTTGACCAAGCTTCAATTGACAAGTTCTTTCTTCACTCAGGCACACGCTCAGGCATATTAGTGCAGACCAATGCCGAGGCTTTAGACCAAGCTAAAGGCATCCTAGCCACACGCAAAGACCCTGAGATACGAATAGATAGCATTCAGTTGAATCTCTATGATGATGCCAACCCCAATAAGCCCCTAGCAGGCATAGATATAGAATTACTAGATGGGGTAACAGTTACTAAGACTACCCCTGGCTCATCCAGCGTGGTGCAATCAAGCCTGGTAAACGCGATTCATCACGACATTACCAAGTCATCCTGGATGACTACGTTATACACCACAGAACCTTTATTGGCAGGTTTTGTCCTAGATTCAGATGTATCAGGTATACTAGGCTCAGATAGTCTGAGCTACTAAGGAGAAATAATGGCAGGCGCAGGATATAAGCTGTTTCAGACAGGTGATGTCTTAACAGCAGCTCAGGTCAATACGTATTTAAATGAGCAAACAGTTATGGTATTTGCTAATGCTGCTGCTCGCACTAGTGCGCTTACCAGCGTATTAGCTGAAGGAATGGTCAGTTATCTGCAAGATACCAACGCAGTTGAAGTTTACAATGGATCAGCATGGGTAGGCGTTAGCGGTGCTGGAGATGTAACTGAGGTTCAAGCTGGTACAGGTATATCGGTTGCTAGTGGTACTGGCCCGATACCAGTTGTAACTAATACTATGGCAACTGCTATTGATGCGGAAGGTGATTTAATAATTGGAGATGCAGCAGATGCTTTTCAACGCCTCGCTATTGGATCAAACACACACGTTTTAACAGTAGATACAAGCGTTGACGGCAAAATTAAGTGGGCTGCGCCTGCTGGTGGTGGCAAAGTGTTGCAAGTTGTTGAAGGAACTAATGCCGTTGAAAGCAGCAGCACAAGTTCAACATACGCAGACACAGGTTTATCGGTCAGTATTACGCCAAGTTCTGCGACAAGTAAGGTTTTAATTATCGTTACCCAGACTCTTGGCTATGCTAATACTGCAAATGAAGAATGTAATGCCAAATGGCAATTATTGCGAGATGCAACGAGCATCCTTGCTGCTGATTATGCAGTTGTAGGAACATTTACAGGCATCTCAAACACAGGAAGGCTATCGACTTACAACGCATTGACTAAATTAGATTCTCCAGCAACGACTTCTGCAATTACCTACAAAACACAATTTGCGAGACGCACAGGAGCAAATTCAACAGTATTTACTGAATATGGAAGTTCTCCAGCAACAATTATTGCAATGGAAATAGGTGCTTAATATGGATACAATGAATCAAAAAATGTCAAAAGCACTTCTTGTTTTAACTCCAAATGCTGAATGGGTTTTAACTGGAGACGATTATTCAAACATACAATGGCTTTCTGACAATATAAAAAAACCAAGTTGGGCTGAAATCCAAAATGAAATTGAAAACCCAACAATCCGAGAAATATCCGTTGCGGAGAAACTTTCTAGCGTTGGTCTTAACCTGCCTGATCTCAAGGCAGCCCTCGGCCTCTAGCGCAATCCCTCAAGATTCTGTAATTTAAATGCTATAATAAATAGATATGGCAAAGCTATGCAAGGCAGGGATACAACTACGCGAGCAGGTAGATGATGCGTTCCCCGATAGAGATAGAACTTCAGATGGCTGGATCGGTGATAAACGTCATTCAGCGCGTAAGTCCGATCACAATCCTACTGCTGAAGGCATTGTACGTGCCCTTGACATTGACGTTGATTTCAGGTCGCACAAAGCGGAGCCCTATGACTTTGCGGATCAGCTACGATTACTTGCCAGACTTGATAAAAGAATCTCTTATATCATCTTCAACGGCAAAATTGCCAGCTACAAACGCAATTACAAATGGAGAAAGTACACCGGGATAAACCCACATAAGACACATATTCACATTAGCTTTACTGCTAAGGGCGATTCAGATGGCAGTATGTTTGAAATACCGATACTAACAGGAGAGCCCCTACATGGAACAACTAAAGCAAGTAAGCGCAAGTTGGGCAAGAAGCTTCTTAGCAGCTGGAATAGCAACCTATCTAGCGGTGGGCTGGGATCTAGCACATATTGCAAATGCTGCACTTGCGGCAAGCCTTCCAGTTATCCTTCGTTGGCTAAATCCTAACGACACAGCATTCGGTCGGCGTTGAGCCCGGCAGAATGGGCAGGCTTTGTAGCTGCCACACTATCGTGCTGCGCTCTTATTGTCGGTGGACTTAGATACATTATTAGACATGAAGTGCCAGCAATACTTGAGGCATCAAACATCGTGTCGCGCATAGATAAACTTGAATCAATGGTCTTAGAATTGCTTACTCATGAGCGCAAGAAAAATATCAAAAAGCGAACAAGCCGCTAAGCGTAAGCGGAAAGAAGCCGCTGCGCGTAGAACAAAGGCTGACATTCTGCTACCCATAGATATTTGGGCTGCATCTATTGTTGAATGTTTTGAGGCTTTAGTTCGTGCTGGATATGGTGAAGATAGGGCGCGCTGGTACATTGAAGAACAGCTGCGTTTACCCGATTGGGTAATACAGAATCCTAATCATTCTCCATATGAAGATGAAGATGAGGATGACGATTAAGCGAATTGTAGTCATATCAGACTTACAAGTACCTTTTCACGATAAGAAAGCAGTTAAGAATGTCGCACAGTTCATCAGAAAATACAAACCTGATGACGTTCTATGTGTGGGCGATGAAATCGACTTCCAAACAATTAGCCGCTGGTCAACCGGTAGGGATGAGTGGTCAGGAAGCATTGGTAGAGATCGTGACGAAACTGTGCGCGTTCTCGCCGAGCTTCAAGTACGACATCTCAGCCGAAGCAATCACGGAGCAAGACTTTACAACTCACTTAGCAAGCGCCTGCCTGGGCTAATTGGTCTGCCTGAATTGACCATAGAGAAGTTTCTACACATGGATGATTTAGGCATTACTTACCACACCAAGCCTTACCAGTTCCATGATGGCTGGGTAATGGTGCATGGTGATGAGCAGAGCATCAAGCCACAAGGGGGTTTAACGGCCCTAGAATCGGCTAAGAGGCATGGTTTATCGGTGGTCTGTGGTCATACCCATAGACAGGGGATTTCAAGCTTTACAACGGCTTCTGGGGGCGTTTTAAGGGGTATCCTGACAGGCTTTGAGGTCGGACATTTGATGGATGAGAGCCAAGCTCATTACACACGCGGAACATTTAACTGGCAAAAAGGTTTTGGAATCATCTACATAGACAGAAAGCGTGTTCAGCCGGTAGCCATACCAATAGAAAAAGACGGCAGCTTCCTGGTTGAAGGCAAGCGATATGGTTGAGGATATATTTCCAATTCATAGGACTATCGATGATCACATGGATAACTTTGACGGCGTGTCGTATATTGACAAATAGCATATAGACCCTTCAAAATAGGATTTGAAATCCTATTTGAAAGGGGTTTAGGGCATGACGATTAAGTATGATCGTAAGTCGGGTGCGTATACCGATGGCAAGCACTTTGTGCGAGCTTCATACATACGTGATTACGCTAAAAAGAAACTAGGCATGAGCCAGCAACGCGGCAGAATAAGCCGTGAAGTTTTGGCTGCCTATTTTTTAGATGTACATGGGGTGAGCGCAGATGTTGAATGATATTCGTTTAGTTGAGTTGGCACTCTATTGCTTTTTATTTGTTTTAAGTGCATACACAATCGGTGTATTCATTAAGGAAAAAGGATATAAGGAAGGCTGGGCAGATGGGTACAGACGGGGCAAGTCAGTTGCGAGCGAAAGATATATTGACTAATGCAAACGACACGATCATTAATAGAGGGTCAACGCATGGTCATTACGACCAAACTATGTTACGAACGGCAAAGCTGTGGGAATCCTATTTTGAAAGACCAATTGAGCCGATGGACATTGCAATCTGTATGGCATTGGTCAAGCTCGCAAGAATCATGGAATCTAAATCAAATCACGATTCTTGGGTGGATGCAGTCGCCTACTTCGCCATTGCCGGAGAACTTGCCGTCAAGGATTGGAATGATCTTAATGCTTTCTAGATCACCTAAGGGAACTTGGTGTGATTACTGTAAAGGCCGATATGGCACGAGCAGTTTACGTGGACAAACGCAAGCTGTATGGCAAATAACTAGCAAGCGATATGGCAAGTTGATTGTCAGGCATTACTGCCAATCTTGCGCCAATGAAGTTCAAGAATGGCCAGATGGCAGCACTTGGACTTTGAAAGAACAAATTGACTATGCAAAAGGAGAAACACTAGATGTTTAATTTAGCAAACTATGAAGATGTAGATACGAGGATACACAAATTCTATGAAACCTATGAAGACGGCTCAATACTCACAGAACTCATTACC